ATGTCGAACAACCCTCGGTTAACGACTCTATGCTAAGTGATGACTTAGTGACTTTCATTGATGTTGACTACCACCTCGAACGCCATGAGCTTGAGAGCTGGATCGACGGAAGGGATTTCGCTATGTTCACCATTGATGCTAACCATTTCGGAGGAACTTTTCCTGACAGCGCCTACTATCCAGTTAGTGCTACCACAATTGAAGAAGTCGTGTTGGGGGGTGAGGTATACCGCCATCAGTTATGGGATATTCGGAGCGACCGAGTCGTTCTGGAATCTCAGAGGTGGTGGTGGAAAATCCTTTCCCGACTAGGAATTAATAGATTCTACTACTATAAACTTAAATTTCGGCATTTTGGCGATCATAAAGTTTTGGTTCACGGAGTCTTAGCAACAACTATCACAACTTTCGGTAAACGCGGATCTGCCGCTCTGCACAAAATGGGCCTGGACGAAGTCCGGCTGCAACGTATGAAACTAGACGTCAACAAAGGTGTTTGTTGGCGCGATATTTTGCAAGGAACCACCTCCAATAAGAAAGCACCGCAGAAAGCCATTGTTTATCGGAAAATGTGTATGTTGGGCCGTCCGACAGTTATCACAGTGCCATTGACCGCAGTACATGCTCTCGAATCCCGCCTGTTGGCCTCACCCGGAATACTCGAAGGCGACGATTTAGTTGCCACCTTCAAACCAGCGAAAGTAGGTTTGTCGATCAACGAAGTACAAAGGGCGATTTCTGACATAACGGAAAATGAAGCTTATATCTTAAGATCAATGCTACATGCTTCGGCCAATATTCCTACCACAGTCCATTCTGTAACTACTTCTCTTCTTAAGTATGAATTTGATAACGGGAAACCAATCGAAGGAAAAGAAGTAGGTCGTGAATGTGCTCCCCCCCTGACCACCATCCCCGCTACTATCCCAGTGAACTCGGAAAACAATGACATCGCCACCATTGAGGGCAGAGTCCACGAAGTAGCAAATGTATCAACCCCACCCGACGAATTTCTGACGTATGCGACTGAGTTTTGTGACATTTTACGACGGTACTGTAAGAATAAAGGTGGTTTAATCCCCTTTGTCGAACAGGAAATCGCGGAATTGCAAACCTTACCCGGTCAAATCGCCAGAAACAAGAGGGCGGCTGATATATTGGATGAACCCATGTATGTTAAGGCTTTCCAAAAGTCTGAAGCTTACACCGACGTGAAAGACCCTCGTAACATTTCACCCGTCACAGACACACACAATGTTCAACTTTCGCGGTACACAAGGCCTATGAAGAATTTTCTAAAGAGAAGAGTTCACTGGTTCGCCCCTGGTGCTAAGCCTGTCTCAATTTGCCAAATTGTAACTAACTTTTGCGCCAAAAACAAGAAAATAGGGATCATCGAAACTGACTTTAGCCGTTTCGATGGAACGATATCACGCTGGCTCCGCATTAATGTGGAACTCGCCGCTTTCCATAAAATGTTCCCAAACAACAAGGATCATCTGGACAAGCTTTTCAACGATGAGATGGATACCAAAGCGGTTACCACTCACGGCGTTAAGTATAAGCCAAATGGTTCCCGACTGTCTGGATCTCCACTCACTACTGAAGGAAATACCATCTTGAATGCTTTCGTATCTTTTTGCGGCTATAGACTAGCAGGTTTCGTTGCCTCGTCAGCCTTTGCCAAAATTGGTCCGAAAGCAGGGGATGACTCTATTGAAGGAGCCGATTGTAATGTAACACTTGCTTGTCAACATCTCGGCCTCAAGATAAAAGTTATTCCTAGGGATGTCAATAAGTATGTGAGTTTCTTGGGTCGATACCACCTGGACCCCATCAATTCAAATTTCACCATGGCTGACCCTCTACGCGCTCTGCCAAAGTTTCACGTCTCCTTTGCCCCACAGCATGTTGACGATAAAACCTGCAGATTACACAAAGCCTCCGGATTTCATGTAACGGATGCTCTAACCCCACTTATTGGAAATTACTGTCGCGCAATTTTCCGGATTGACGGCACTAATCCCATTACAGCGGATCAGATTGAGCAGAAGACTTGGAATGAAGACAAAGGCATGTGTCTCAAAATTACAGAAGGTCCCTACCCGCAGCCTGTCGAGCTCCTCGGATTAGCGAGTGAAGTTATCTGCGAACTTCTCGGAATCGACATGAACACGCTTGAACAATTCGCAGAGGCCTGTGACAACGCAACACAATATTCCCAAATTCCTGTTATACATGTACCTAGAAAGAGCGAACTGGCAAAGAAACCGGTCGTAATTAATGGGTTATTATATCAGGAGGGTGATAAAGTTTCGGATTGTTAAAACCAATTTT